GTTGGTATTCAGAATAGTTACTTAGATAAGAACGAAGAATTCTTCTATATTACTTCTTCTGGTCTACCCAACTATCCAATCTTTGCAACTGACAATAAGGTCTTTGTAAAAAGTTCCCCAGTTGAGGTTGTAGACGGTTTTGGGACACCTTTACTCGGTGGTGGGTTTACTTATACCCTCCAGTCCTATGACCCAGCGTTCACAGTCGGTGCAAACACCAATCAACTCCTAAATCACAACTATGTGACTGGTGATAAGATCTATTGGGACAATACAACCAATAGTGGCATCAACACTGGTATCTACTTTGTAACTGCCATCAACCAAACTGACTTCTACTTGTCATATAGTGGTTCTGACGTATTTGCGAAGAAATATATTGCTGTTAGGACTAATACTTCTGGCCAGTTCATCTATAAGTCAGGATGGGAGAACAAAACTCTTAAAAACCAGAAAATTCTTAGAAAGTATCCTAATTATAAACAGAAGACTTTATTTGACGATAAGAACCAAAGACAAATCAATAACAGAGCAGTTGGATTACTAGCAAACGGTGTTGAACTGTTTCCTCCTACTGTTTTTGACGAACAGATCTTCCACGGCGACATCACAGAGATTAAAGTCACAAATTCTGGTAAAGATTATGACGTTATCACAGGACCGCCACTCATCATTAACGATCAACAAGGATCTGGTGCTATTGGTCATGTTAATGTGTCTGGATCCTTTAGAGAAGTTAAACTGGTTACTCCTGGCATCGGATATCAGGAAAAACCCAAGATTACTGTTACTGGTGGTAACGGAACTGGTGCCGTCCTTGAATCTAACTTAGTCAGAGGTCGTATTGTAGCTAACTTTAAGGCTGACGGTACATCTGTTGATACATTTGATGAAAGTATCACTTTCCAGACTAGACATAACTTTGAATCTGGAGAGGGTATCATTTATGATGCAAGAGGTAACACTCCTATCGTTAATATTGTTGATGGATCGACATATTACGCTGGTGTCATTAATGAGAAGAAGATTAAGTTACATAGGACACCCGAAGATGCTAAGGCTGGTATCAATACTGTAAATATCGGAAATATCAGTTTTGGTTTCCATAGTCTTACAACTGTAGCTGCTAAAAATACAATTACTAAGATCTACGTTAAGAATTCTGGATCTGGTTATTCAAACAAGAAGGTTATCGTTCAAGGTAGACCTACTAACGGTGATGTGCAGTCAGGTATCAGCACATCAGATGATTATGTCCTTGCGTTTAATCATAAGTTCAATAATGGCGAGATTGTTGAGTATTCTACAGATGGAACTATCGCAAGTGGTCTTTCTACAACCACACAGTATGCAGTTAAGGTAATTGACAGCAACAGATTTAGATTATGTGATGTTGGAGTCACCTCACAGAGAAATCTTGTTAATTACAACAAAAACAAGACAACTGTAATTCGTGGATTTGGTTCTGGTAAGCATACCTTCAAATATCCTCCGATTGTTGTTAATGTTGAAAGTTTATCTGCTATCGGTAGCACAACTACCATTCAACCTGAGTTTTCACCGTTAGTTCTTGGTGAAATCGAAAGTGTCTACTTAGAGGAAGGCGGTATTGGTTATGGTTGTACTAATATCATGGATTTCCATAGAAGACCTGATGTTGGTATCTCTACTGTTGTTTACCAAGCACTTCTCAAACCAATTATCATTGACGGATCGATTGTAGACGTTCAAATCCTTGCTTCTGGTAAAGGATATCGTGAAGACTCGGATATCATCATCTACAGTCCTACAGGAGACTTTGCAGACATCAGACCAGTCATTACTGGTGATAAGATTACTGGTGTAAGAGTTCTTGATGGTGGTATTGGTTATGGATCAAGCGATACTACACTTGATCTGCAAAACAGAGGTAAATCTGCTAAGTTTATTGCAAATGTTCGTGAATGGAAGATTAACCAAGTTCAGAAGAACAGTGCTATCATTAGTGACGAAGATTCGCTACTTACTAAACCAAGTACGAACCCTGCCTTCCAATTACAGACAATCGGTATCTATCCTCCACAAAAACTTAGATTCCAACTTGGAGATAACATTGATTCGGGTAACTTGGAGACACCCAACGCTTTCCACTCTCCTATTCTTGGATATGCTTACGATGGCAACCCAATTTACGGTCCTTATGGTTATCAGACTCCAACAGGGGGAGCTGTTAGAAGATTGCAGTCAGGATACATTCTTGATACCACTCTGAGATCGGGTTTAAGACCTCCTGGCTTCGCTTTTGGGTATTTCACCAATGATTACATCTTTGACAACTCTGGAGACCTTGACGTGCATGGTGGGCGCTATTGCGTGACTCCACAGTATCCAGATGGAACATATGCTTACTTCTATAGCGTAGATGTTGATTCCAGTGGTGTTGCTAAACCAAAATTCCCATATTTGCTTGGTGGATCATTTAAAGACACTCCTATTGAAGAAAACTTTGTAACTTTCTTCAATCAGGATATTGATATCACTGAAAGAGAACTTACAAGAAACGTAGCACCATATTATCTCTCATATGGTAATTCTGACTATGATTTGATTGATGATGTAAAAGATGCCTTAAAACAAGAGTTTGAAGTCATCAAAACAAAGAGTGCTGGTATTTCATCCGTAACTATCTTCTCTAGAGGTGATGGATACAAAGTTGATGACTTATTAGAACTTGATAATACTGGAACTGATGGAACTGGGGCAAATATTGTCGTTGGATCAGTTTTAGGTAAGGCTGTTGAATCTGTACAGATTGGAGTTACCACTTTCCGTGGAACTGAGTTGGTTAAGACTAAAGATACCATTACTGGTATTACATCAACACCTCATGAGATTGCAAACGGTGAAAGTGTAATTTTAAGTGGTATCAGCACCGCTGACTTCACTGAGTTCAATGGTGTTCGTAAAGTTAGTGTTATTACAAGAACATCTGGTCTTGCTAAGTACTTAGATAACGTAACTAACACTGGTGTTAGCACTTCTATCTTTGTTACTGACGTAAGAGGATTTGCTGCTGGAGATGTCATTGGTATTGGTACAGAACAGATGACCATTACTAATATTGATGAAAGATTCTCTAGATTCTTTGTAAACAGAGAAAATTACGTTGGTGCTGCAATGACTCATGCAGTCGGCACTAATAACATTGTTTTAAAACCAACCAAGTTCTCTTTTCCTGTTGGCAACTCAACTGTCACTAGATTTACCTTTGAGAATGGAACTACCTTCTTTAATCCACAAGAGACAGTTGGTGTAGGTTCTACAGGAACACATTATGACATTCCTCTGACTGGATTAAGCACAACTACATCACAAACTATTGAAAACAGGTTTGTACCTCAACAGAGAATCTATATTAAGGGACATACGTTCTTTACAGGTCAAGAGTTGACCTACAACATGGGTATTGGTGGAACATCTCTTGTATGGGCAAAAGTTTCAGCTGGTGCTACATCTGGTGTTGGAACTGAAGTTTTAGTCAATGATAGTAGTGTATATGCAATTAATTTTGAACAAGACTATATTGGATTATCTACAACTGGTATTCCTACTACAGGCGATGCAATTTGGTTCTATAACGTTGCTTCAAACTCTGGATTTGCACATTCCCTTACTACTAACTTCCCTAAAGTCACAACTAAGGTAGAAAGGTTCTTTGGTGAAGTTGGAGTGTCTTCTGCCCACGGATTACTCACTGGAGACGTTATTACTCTAGATGCCCTTCCCCAATCTGCGGAAACTGTTGCACTTAGATATGATCCAGTTATTGCTAAGGTTACAACTGCAAAAGTTGGATTTACTAGAACAGACTTCTCTGCCGACTTAACAAGTTTGAATATCAAGGATGATGATTTCCAAAGTGGTGATAAAGTCGTTTATTATGACAATGGCAACACTATTGATGGTTTGATCAATAATGAAACCTATTTTGTCCTTAGAGAGGATATTGACAACATTAAACTTTGCAAATATAAGTCTGATGTCTTTGATTCCAATCCTGTAGCGATTACAAGCATTACAACACCTTCTGCACTCAATCAAAGTTTCATTGCTAAGGTAAATCCTCCATTAGAGTTTATTACTGGTAATGTCATCACTTTTGATGTTTCGGATCAAAGTCTTTTGGATATGAAACTTGATTTCTATGAGGATCTCAATTTCAATCAAAGATTAGACGTTAATGGTACTAATGACACTGGATTCAACATTATCAGAGATGGAATCACAGGAAACGCTAATGCTACAGTTAAGATCACTACAAATACAGATTGGCCTAGAAAGACCTTCTATAACTTGACTCCTGTTGTTCCTTCTGACTCTAGAAAGACATATGGAACCTCTGATACAGAAGTTACAGGTAGAAACAATATAACCTTCAAAAATGTTGTTCTAAAAACCGATCATGAAGTTATCCGAAAAGATGACACTACATTTACCTTTAACTTAAAAGAAAAACCAACTTCACCTCAAAGACTGATATCTAGAGTCGGTGTAAGTACAATCACATACAGCACTGCTTCTAAGAACGCTAGAGGACCTATTAACTCCACCAAGATCAATTTCCCAGGCAAAGGATACACTGTTCTTCCTAGAGTCATTGGTTTTGCAAGTACACAAGGTAATGACGCTATCGTTAAGGTTTCATCTCCTGAGATTGGTCAAATTGATATTATTGAAAGAATTAAGGATGGATTTGACTATCCTACTGATCCTACTTTACTTCCTTTCCTTAGTGTCCCTGCAATCGTTGATATCAGTGGTATTGCAAGGATGGATGAGATCCAAGTGGTTGATGGTGGTACAAGATACAACCAACCTCCTACACTTGCAGTTCGAGGTAATGATAACGTAAAAATTGCTGCAACTGTAAAAGGCGGATCTGTTGACAGGGTTGATATCATTGAAAACGCTTTTGAATTCAGTGAACCACTTAGTATCATTACAACTAATAACTCTAACGGTTATGACATTGATGCTATCACTCACAGTGGTACTAGTGTCACAGTTGAACTTCTTTTAGATCCACAGTTCAATAAACCCGTAACTACAGGATATGCAACTACAGATACTAAGTTACCATTTGCTGTTGGTGATAAGGTATTTGTCGAGAACTGTAGAATTAAACCATCTTCACTTGCAAATGGAGAAGGTAACTTCAACTCTTCTGATTACGATTTCTCATTCTACACAGTTACAGGTGTCAACACTACAAATGCAACTGTGACATTTAATATGGGAGATGCTCCTGGCATTTCTACTGTCACTCTTGGTTCTTATGATGATGACTTTACTTTAGGATCTATTGTGAACTTCAACGATATGGCGAAGTTCAATATGACTATTATTGACGATGCTAAGTTCTTATCTGGTGAAAAAGTCACATCCAAGAAGTTTGAAGGATTTGTCTCAGAAGGTGGTTGGAATGGAAAGATTAGTCAACTTAGATTGAGAGACACCATTGGAACTCTAAACGCTGGTGACACATTGGTTGGTGAGGTATCTGGTTTAGTAGGTAGTGTAAGAGATGTAAACAGATTCAGTGTCAGAACAACTCTTGGTGTTACTAGAGATAAGGTTACTAAGAATGACATGAACGTTGGTATCCTCAACGATTTCAGTCAGAGACTATCAGATAACTTCTATTTCCAGAAGTTCTCATACTCAATCAAGAGCAGACTTCCATACACCACATGGAAAGAGTCTGTAAGATCTATTGTTCACCCATCTGGATTCTTAGAGTTCTCAGACTTAATTGTTGAAAGTGATTCCAAGAAAGATGCAACTTCACTAGATCTTGTAAATGTTGGTATTGCTAAGTCCAACAACATGAAGGTCAAGGCAGTTGATACTAAAGTTGATCTTATCTTAAACATTGACAATGAAATGTATTTGGGTAAGAGAGATAACTTTGCCATGGTTACTGAAGATGATCAGTTACCTAATGGTTCTGTACAGAGAATCTTCTTCCCAGAAGGTAGACCAATTAAGAGTTTCATCTTGAACAAGACTAACAAAGTCTTGAACTTGGATGATATCTCCTCTGGTTTCAACGGTGCTCATGACAGAACAGGAACACTTGTTGGTAGTAAACAGTTCTCACTTTCTGTGGGTGGTGAACCTGTATTTAAGAAGTCATACAATGCTGCAGCAACTGCTAACGTTGACCTTGCATTGAATATCATTAGTATTCAGAATCACAACTTCCAGACTGGACAGACTGTAATTCTTGACACTCAAGGTGGTTCTAAGATTGGTATTGCAACCACATCTCATACCACAGGAACTAAAGATATCATCATGGCAGCAAGATCGTCTGGTATTGGTGGTAGTGCAATGTTTGAGAATGGATATAATGTTCAGATTCCAGGTCCTGTTACAGGAACAGCAGTTACTGCTAATCCACCAGGCGATCAATTTAGAATCTATGGATTTGGAAATCCTGATGGTGGATTACCTGGCATCTCCACCAGAGGTACAGGTGCTAGATTCCAAGTCAAGTTTGACTTTGATCAAACTACTGGACAGTGTATATCCACAGCAGTTACTCTAACCATCGGTGGTGCTGGATACTTTGTTGGAGACAATGTAAGTATTGCTGGAACTCATTTGGGTGGTGCAACTCCTGCTAATGATCTTACATTCCCAGTTACGAAAGTTACTGGTACAAGAACAGGTGTTCAGACATCGTATCTTAATGTTCCATCGACAAATAATGGATCTGGTTCTGGTGCAGTGTTCAATATTACCAGAGATGGTAACTTGGATGTTACTGATGTTCAAGTCGTAAGTGGTGGTACTGGTTATGCCTCTACTAACGTCATCTCTATTGCTGGTACATATGTTGGTGGTTCTACACCTACTGACAATATTTTCTTAAGTCCAGTTGAACTTGGAACTGATGTGATGCCTAATGAATTGTTTGTTCAGAAGGTTGATGATGTTAAGTTTAGAATTTCTGGATTATCTACATCATTACCATTCCAATTTACAGGTCTAGGAACAGGAACTCACCTTCTCAAGGTTGCAGATCCTAACAAGCAGGCCTTGATTATGATTGATAATATTATTCAGACACCTATCAAGAATAAGAAGTTAGGTGTTGAGGTCTCCGACCCAGTTGGACCAAGTGATCAGGGCATTGCAATCGGTGCTGGTATTGGTTCTCTTTCTAAGGGTGACATCATCAAAATGGATGATGAATTAGTTAAGATTAATCAGATTGGAGACACCACATTCGTACAGGCAAGATTCGCTATTGCAAACAGTACAGTAGCTACTGATTTCTATTATGACACTAATAGAGTTAACTCAACTGTGACTCGAATGGATACAACAACTGCTACTCACGATGATAACCCTCCATATTAACTATAAATAAAGAAAAACGTTTTTAAGTAATGTCTAAACAAGGGATTAGTACTGGTTCGGCTCCCAATGATGGGACTGGCGATACCCTATTGGCAGGGACTATTAAGATTAATAATAACTTCAACGAAATCTACGATATTTTCGGAGACGGATCTAACCTTGTAAGTTTTGTTTCTTTCGCTAGCACTGCTGGATATTCTACCAACTGTGGTATTGCATCCACATCAGTTCTTGCTGGTCTTGCAGCGAGTGTTACAGATAACATTGACATCAATACATCTGGGGTTGTAACATCAAGTTATGCAGATGTTGGTAAGATTACTATTCAACAGCCTGGTGCGATTGCAGATGGTCCTATTGAGGTTGGAACTGCAACAACAATGTTCCGAATCAAAGCAGACGGTATGGTCGGCATTGGAACATCATTACCTACTTCACAATTAGAAGTTGCATCATTCTCAAATGAAAGACCAACTATTTGGGCAGTTGCTAAAGGTAATGGTCAAGGATTACGAGTTTCCGATGCAGCGATATCAGATAATAAGTCTTTTGTAGTTACTAACGAAGCCTACACTGGTATTGGTTCTACTGCTCCTAGATGTAGATTGGATGTGCGAGGAGATATCCAAGTAAGTGGTGCAAGTACATTAATGGATCAGGTCAACTTTAACTCTGATATTACAGAGAAAGTTGTAGGAAACTTTAGTGATCAGTTGACTGTAAGTGCAGGCGGTACGTTCACATTTGACTTATCACAAGGAACAGTTGTTCTAGGTGGTATAACTACATCTGTTACTTCTTGGAACTTCACTAATGTCAACCCTGACAACAGTAAGGCAACAACAGTTACACTAATCAATAATGCTGGAATCGGATACACATACGGAGATTCCTGTACAGTGAATGGAGCAACTATTGCAAACGGTATTAAATGGGTTGGTGGAAACCCACCGCCTGCAACGGCCAATGATGATATTCTAACCTTTAGTATAGTGCGTGATAGTACTGGTGTTACCAGAGTCTATTGCAGCAGTTCTATTAACATTATTTGAGGAAGACGAGTAAATGTCAACAAGAGTTACGCCAGGATCAGGAGCTCTACTAAGACCGTCTTTTAACTCAGTATATGGAGTAGTTAATGTCGAGGTTTTAGATGGTGGCTCGGGGTATGCCAAAACCGATCCTCCAAAGATCATAATTGAAGGAACAACTACACCTTTAACTGAGGGTGTTTTCTTTCCTGTAATTAGTGGTCTAGGAACAATATCGGAAGTTATTATCTTCAAAACTGGAGCAGGGTATTATCCTGTATTCAGTACATCTACACAATCTCAAGTTGTTGTAGAAAGAGGTGCTTTTGGTACTATTTCTACAAGTCATAGTGTAGGAACTGCGTACTCGGTATATACTGGTGATTATAATATTATTGATGACAATATCTTCTTTACTGATGCACCGTATGGTCAAGCAGGACCTATTGGATTGCAAACAAGTTCTTCTTTTGCTGGTAGATTATTCTCTAGAAAACTAGACCCATTTGATCCTAAAGATAAGAACGTAATTCTTGATGATATTGCACTAGAATTTACAGGTGTTGCAGGCACACAGTTTG